ACGATTGGGTAATCAGGGCTTGTTTGGCCTTTGGTTTTAGCAGCGAATGAGCCTTCTTTCGGCATTTCGCCAGACAACAGATTCATAAAGCCAGGGGAGTGTTGCACGCGAGTGAACAAACCCACTGAATAGATTTTCCGCGCGAGAGCGGAACCGACAGGGATATTGGTAGACATTGCTTGTCCTCGTTATTTACACAGTTTGAAAATACGCATCCATTTGATCGGGTGTCATGCTGGAAAACTTCTCAGCCAGTTGTAGGGCTGTCATGTTTTCCGCAGCTTCCCGTTCGTCTTGGGCGGCGTGTTGTCCTGCCGCTGCCTCAGAAAGCGAAGTAGGCACATTGGTGCGGTTCTTCTTGGCGGCTTGCGCGGCCAATGCTTGCGCTGCTTTTTGTAGCTCGGCGGCACTTGGTTGCGTAGTTGACTGTTGACCAGGCATTTCAATCGGGCCGATTGCCGCTTCCACCATTTCGGCGACTTTGGCAAACCGTTCTGAGAGTGACTTTTCAGCCCAAGCAGGTTGATTGCGTAGCGTTTGGTCGAACTGGCGAGCCAACTCGAACGCTTCGGGATCACTGGCTTGGATGTGTGCGAGCTTAGGCACTGAATCAATCGCTTCTTGCACCGACTCGGTAGCGTTTTGCGCACGTTCCGCCTCTTGGCTTCTCACACTTTCTTCAACGGGGACTAGTTTGGCTTCCAGCGCTTTGGCCGCAGCCATTGACGCCATTACCGCTTTGTACACCGTCGGAAAATCCTCTTTCAGAACTTCTAAATCCTCATCGGATATATCATTCACAGCCGATTGCTCAGTGGTGCGGGCGCTTTCACCGTTGTTCGCCCCTTGATTTCCAGATTGAACTATCTTTTCCAGAGCGGTTACACGGTCTTGCATTTCCTTGGCCAATTGCTCGGCGCGGGTGCGTTGATCGCGTTCGCTTTTCAGTACCGAATACGGGATAACGTGCTTGCCATCCTTTGTAGCGATACCTTCGGGTTCGGGTTCGATCTGTTTTTGCGTTTCTTGCTGTTGCCCTTCGTCTTGCTTGGTTGTCGATTCTTCGACCTTTGGCGATTCTTCGGCTTTTGGTGCAGGTGTGTCACCCGATTCCAATTGCTCAAAGGCTTTTGCCAAATCTTCTGGATTATCAGAAAGGTTTTCTAAATCGATCATCATTTCAGTCATTACTAGCTCCACTTATCGTGTTGGAATACGGATTTGCGTAAGGCGAGGCCAATAACCCATGGCGGGGATTCTTGCCTTTACTGGAAATCTCAATATAAAGCGGCCAGAGCAATTCGACTGTTAGGCAATAGGCAAAAAAAACCCCACCGAAGTGGGGCTGCTAGTGGTCGCATCACTTTCTAGGATAAAAAATGCAATTTATAGACGGTACTCATGTACAAGCCTTCAATTTCGTCGATGATGTTATGCAAGGCGGTTTCATCTTTTGGGATAGCCTCATAACGATAGCTATGTAACCAGTCGCGTTGGGCGTCCAGCTTATCTACGATAGCCTCATCACCTTCATTGGCGGATAACTGAATATCAATCAATCGGCGATACCTGCCTTGGTAGGCTTCGGTTAAGGTGTCGGCCAAGTCGATAATGCCGTTATAGAAATCGTCCAACGCTTTATGCTGCGCGTAGCTGTGCGTTTTCAGGTGCCCGATATGCGCCAAATCACGGGCTAAAAACAAAGTACCGATAATGACGCCAACTTTATCCGCTGCCATGATTACACCTCGGCCACAATGCCGGTGGCAGTCGTGCCGGTAGCCCATACCCGTTTTACTCTCAAGGGGTGGCGGCCTGCAATCAAGTTGGCATAGGTCACAATCGAACCGTCAAACAAGGTCACTTTAACTGCACCTGCCACGCTGACATACAAGCTCAATGTGCATTCGATTAAGTCGGTGGTGTCGTTTGGCGTGACTGCAAACGCGCCTACCACTTCACTGGCAATGGTGCGGTTTTTGTTCGTGTGTCGGTCTTTGATAGTTGATGACATAATCTTTCCTTATTGAGTTTGAATAGCTGGCGCTTGAACGTCTACTTTTGGCGTTCTGACAATCGGTTCATATTTGGCGCGGGTTGATTCGGTTTGCACCTTTTCCGCCTCTGCGTTGGTTTTACGAATCTGCGCCGCTTTTAACGCACTATCCAAAACAAACGCTTTTTGTGCCATGTCTTGTTGGATAGCGGCTGCTTGTTGCTGGGCTTCCATAGCCGCTTGCTGTTGCTCTGGGTTTTGGATGCCCACGGCAGCGCGTATGCGGTCGGCCAGCATGTGACGTTTTGGCATATCGGTGGCTTCGATCACAAAATCCACTACCTGCGCCTGCAATTGAGGCGGTAACGACTTGGTAATCTCGGTCATCATCTGCAACTGTTGCATCCGGTAAGTCGGTGTACTTGGCACGTCGTCCAATACGATCTTGGCTTTGACCTTGGCCACGTTGTTGACGATGGTTGGCTGTCCGGTTTCTTGATCAACCGCAGGCATATTGAGCGGAATAACTTTTTTACCTTTGCCCTCACCAATAGTCACTTTGTTCGGGCCTTGCATCAGGTTTTGTTTGACCATTTCAAACAACATTTCGCCCACAATCCGACGTGCGTAAGCGTAGTTGTCGTTAATCTCGGCCAGTGTATTAACGCCCTGCTCGATCAAGCTATTGATAGCTAGACCGGATGACGCGCCGGATTGCTGGCCTTGCATCGATTTGTGAATACCGGACGCTTCGGCAATTTCTTGCTTGGCTTCCTGCATTACTTGGAATTGTTGTGTTGCCAATTCACCGCCTGGTTCTACCCTAAACTGACTGGTAGGCTTGCGGTTGGCGTTCATAATCACATACGCATCAGGACGGGCCACTTCTTGAGAGGCTTTGGCGTGATCCAGCACGGCGTCCGAATCGGTGATCACGCGGCGACTGTTCAATGCCCATAGCATTTTGGATTTACGCGCGTTGACTTCATCTTGCGGTGACACCATCGTGCGCACCAAACCGTAAGGCACGTTGGTCAAATCTTCGCGATGTCCAAAGAACGGCACATACGGGAATTGGTTGTGTTTGTAAGGGCTAGGCACATCGTATAAGAAATGCGGCCCCGTGTACCATGCCAAACGAACCTTTTGGAACGTGGCTTCTTTGATTTGGGCAATCCCTGACACAATCGCTTCATTGTGGCGCGGGTTGTTAAAGTCGGCTTCCATCGTGGTGCCGTTGGGCAAGGTCATTACATAACCACGTACCCATTTGCGGTACCAGATTTCATACAGGCAAATACGCATCCGCTGAATGTCGCGCCAATCGACGGCAGCAATACGGGTATCTCGTTCGATTTCCCATGACTGCACCAATCGGCTGTCTTGTTCGAGCAATGGATCAAAGCCAGCCCAGCCGCCTGTGGTCATTCTGAATAGGCCGGCATATTGCGGCATAAGGGCGATTGCGTGTTCCAGTTCTAGCCAACGTCTGCGGATCAGATACCGTGAGTCGGATAAGTCCGGTTGTTCTGAGCGCCAATCCCAAAAGATTTCGCGGCGGTGAACGTAACGCACTCGGTACGGACATTTGAACGGATCGTGTTCGCGTGCGACTTCCACCCAGCCTAGCCCCGCCTTGATTTGCGCGGCGTAGGCGTCTGACACGGCACGGTCTGCCCGTGATTCGATTTCAGCGTGTTTGAGTTTGACGGTTAGCGCTTCGGCTAGATCGTCGTCGCATTCTTCATCATCTTCTGGACGCACGCGCCAATCAGTACGGGCTTTGGCTTCCATACCCAGCACCGTGTCGATGGTGGGCTTGATGATATTGGTGATAAGCGGCGGTTGCCCACGGTCTTTGAGCTTTTCTACCGTTTCGGGTGATAACTGGTTGCCGTCGTAATAGTCGGCGGCGCGGTCGGCTTCTCGACGCCAATGCGGTTGATGCTTAATTTCACGCAAGAACATCTCGACCTGTGCGCGAGGCAAAGCCGTGTTCTCAAGATCATCAGGAATCTCGTTTGGGTTTTGGTTATCGGTTGGCGCTTCGCCAATAACAACATCACCATTAGGCCTCTGGTCTGCTTGAAACCGCTTTGCCATGGTGGGGCCGCCAGCATTTGCACCTGGATAACCTGCCGAATCGCGGTCTATTGCCGCGTTTGTCAATTGAATGTCGCCTATAGGCATGGGATTTTCCAGTTATTCTTTTGCCGAGTGTATTTTGTGGGCTGTCTGACTATTTGACTGCTAACCTGCACGCCAGTCGTGATCACGGCGAGGGTTTAAGTATCCTTTTTGCGGGTCGGGTGGTGTGATGGCATAACGCAACATCATCATGGCGTAACGGCTGGCCGATATAGAGTCGTCGCGCTCTTTAACAATCTTGCCGTCTTTGCGGTGATAGAGTTGGCGCTCTGATAGCCAGTCTTTTTGGTTGCTAAACACCTTCCAGCGTCCGGTTTGCATCCGGTTGAGCATTTCCAATACACCGGCCTCAACACTGGTACGCGATACCTTGTACCCGTTTTCGTCGCCTGTTTCTGGGAACTGCGCCATTTCGTGCAACATGTTGACGCCTTGCACGCGGTATTGCTCGGCCAACTGAATACCAGAGCCTTTGTCGTGTTGTAAGCCGTCGTGCGGCCATGCACACGGTATCCAATGACCTCGCTGCGTAATCAGTGGCGCAATTTGCAAAGGGATGGATTCGCGAATACGGATGCTGTCATACAGATAAACAATGTCGTTGTCTCGATCCCAAGCCAGCCACACCACCGCCGTGGGGTGATCCCAGCCAAAGTCGATGCCGCAAATGACAGGCCAAATATCGGGAATTTGAAACGGATCACACACAATGGATTCTTCGGTGACAGGGAAAATCAAGCCCGAACCCATGATTGGAATCCCTTTGGCACGGGCTTCTCGTTCGTGCGCTGGGTAACTGGCAATGATTCGCTCTTTATCTTCTTCGCTGTAATGCCCAACGTCGTCGATAGTCATGTTGATGTCAACACGGTCAGGGTTAGTTTCAAGTAAGAAACGGCTGACTACATCGGACATACCCAATAGCGGGGTGAACGTGATCCAGACAATCCCCTTGGTGGCGTTTGTTCTGGTCAATACTTCGGTGTAAATATCAATCGGTGGTTCTTCGTCAAGCGCGGCAAAGTCGAGTGTCTCGCCTTGCAGCTTTTCCCGTCCCTGCTCGGCTGACTTGAAATAGATACGGCTCAGACCACCGGACACATGCTTAACAAACACGCAATCGACACAATCGGCCACGCCTTGCGCACGTTTGATGTCAACAATAAGCTCTTGTGGAATAGTGCCTGTTCCCCATTCACCAGGTCGGCCAAGTATCAAGCGCTGCATCGTGTCGCGGGTCGATTGCATGGATTGCCCAAGCGCCCAGCCCGTTACACCTCTTGACCATCTTTTTCCTTGCCACCAATCAGGGTACAGTCCGGTTAAGTGATAGGCACACTCATACGCCGATGACCACGTTTTACCCAACTGATTACCCGCACGAAACAAGCGCTCACGGAATTGATCGCCGCTGTTGTGAAATTCAATCTGTTTGGGATAAGGCTTGTATCGGGCCAGCTTGTTTTTGTCCTGCCTGCGCTTTTGTTCTTGCAGCAGTAGCAGTAGGGCTTTTTGTTTAGATACGTTTTGTAGGTGTTTGGGAAGTTCAACCTGCATCAATCAGTAACCCCGTTTCTTGGGCCAATTGCGCGGTGATCCTCGCTATATCTTCATCGGTGAGATTGGCGTAATCATCTGGCTTGGTTTCTTGCGGCTTGAATAAGCCCATGGTGTCACCCAGCATACGCAATGCCGTGTTAGCGCCTGGTGCGTCGAACTTGAATTCTCCCGACGGTTCGCCGTTAATCATCACGGGTTCAGCCTGCATACATCTGTCAACTACGGACATGAGGCGTGTAATCACCCATTCACGATCAAGACCGGATTTTAGGATTGCGTTTTCGGTGGCAATGGCTGACAGTTCAGCAATGCGAGAACGCACGTCGGGCATTTTTTCCCACTTGTTGCGGATGGTTGAGATGGTGACTTTGGCACCACTGGCAACCAGTGATTCTTTCATGTCCATGCCCAACGCACGGGCACGACAGTAGGCTTCTTGCTCAATGGTTAATCTGCCGACACCCGCCATTGTTCCGTTAATCCGGCGAGTACCTTTTTTTGAGCCGCCTTTAGGTAGTTTCTTTGGCGTGCCGTCTTTCTTAAGCTGCGCCATTACTTGACTGACAGGTGAAACAAACTAAACACAGTGGTACCCAACAGCCCGATAATGCCGATTACGCCCGTGATTACCCAGCCTTTGACCATCTTGAGCATCGGCATTTCCGTTTCCATGCCTCTGATGCGTTCTTCGTGTTCGTCGATATGCTCAAACGCCCGTGACAACGCTTCGCGCGTTTCGATGTGCTTTTGCTCCAGCGCTGCCAACTGAACTAGATTATCCGATATGGCTTGCAGCGTTTTTTCGATCATGCTTAGCCGATATTGAGTTAATTCGTCGTTGTTTTGTTCGCTGCTCATTACTTTGTCTCTAGTTGTGTCCTTACGGAATTGATAACCTGCTCCCGCGTCAACACTGCATCAACGAGCGCGTTTTGTTTTGCTTTGCAATCTTTATAAATCTGGTTGGTTTCGGTCAATGCACGGGCAATATCGTATTGATCGCCTGATGTCAGCGGCGCAACTGTGCCTTCGCAGCGCGTGAGTAGATCACTACTGACTGGCGGCGAGATCAGCGTTAAGCGCGTCGCGCAACCCGACAGGCAAATTGCAATCGATAACAGTAGGATCGTTTTGGCGTACATGAGCGGTTTCCTTAATGATTTGCTGCAAACTGGCGGCGTGTTGCTTATTGGCGGCCAACTCCGCTTGTAATTTGGTCACGGCTAATTGATCGGTGGCTTTGGTGGTGGATTCCACCACGGTTTGCACGGTGTCTTGTTTAGCTTGGACGGCGGCTTGTTCGACGGCTACCAAATGCGCTTTGTATTCGTAGCCGGAGGCGAATGAGGCAAGCAAGGCAACAGCCAGACCTGCATAAAAGTAGGGATTGATTAGCCCAAACATACCGAATGCCCCCATGATTGAAATTTAGGTTGATGTTTGAACAGGATTCGCAGCGGGTATTCTTCGTTTTCACGCTGATTAGCTGCGGTAATACCTGGGTTCAAGTGTCCGGTGGCTTGCCAGTTGGTCGGCGTGATCGAAAGCTTTTGGCGTTTGTACACATAGCCAAGTCCGCCGTTGTAAGCAGACAAGGCAAAGTGCCATTTGTCACATTCGGTATCACCTTTGACACGCTCATAGAGCCAGCGGTCATACCAAACACCTGCGCGGATTGCCCACGCTGGGTTAAACGGATCAACCACGCCCCAGTGATTGACGGTTTCAGACCAGTTGGCGGTTGCTGGCATGAACTGCATCAACCCTTTAGCGCCTACTCTGGACTGAGATAGCGGGTTCCATGCCGATTCTTGTTGTATTTGCCCAGCGATTACCGGAACGGGCGCTGGAATACCAAAGCGAAACTGAGCCTCACGGGTTATTTGCGGTCGATATTGATCCGCTGGCGCACAGTGAGCGGGAATAGCAAAGACAGGCGCAAAGCTGGCGATAAATACAAAGGCGGCAATGATGATGCCCGATTGGATACGTTTTGCTTTGCGCTTGGTCATTGCCTTACTCCACAGACTCAAACAGCCTTTGTTTCAACTCGTAACCCATCAACGGCCAAATTTTGTTGACTGCATTTTGACGGGCAATCTTTCTGCCGATTTCAGCATCAAAATTTTCGCGGCTGGCGCAAGCTGATTCGCCTGTAACAGTAAAGCCGTTATTTAAAACTAATACACAGAAAGTCAACATACCTAGCGTTGTGTGATCGTCATCAGGTACTTCTACGCCTTCTCCGTTACCATTAACGCCTTGCCGTGCAACAAAGTAGTAACCGCTTTTGATATTTGCTTCAATATCCGCTGGCGTTACGCGCGGAGCTGTTAAGCCTTTGTTTAGGATTTCTTGTTCGATTTGTTTATCTGACATAAGTGTTATTCCGTTGTTTTTGGCAGCATTAGAACTGCGTCCGGTTCAGTGTTCTTGAAGTAGTCGATCATGTACGACGGATCGTGTGTTGTGCTAAGCATTTCTACCGACGGCTGATATGCGGTTAGTCCGTCCTTACTTGTTTTCCATGTTCCGCCAACGTATTTGCCGCCGACTCCATTGTCTGTGTTGTGGTAGATTGACTGATCGCTAAATGTTGGGTGGTTTGGCTTTTTGAACTCGTCACCTGCGTGGCCATTTTCGGCTGAGAATACGTTTTCACCGTATTTTTTAAAAGCGCCTTGCAGGTCGTAGTCGATATTGTCGTTAGCAAGGTTTCGTCCAATGCGACTTGATTCTTTAGCAATCCACTGTGCGTACGCTTTTGTTTGATCGTCGTCCAGATTCGTATTGAAATTGCTCTTAAAATATTGATCTTCTGCAGTTAGCTCTTGCTCTGACATGTCTTACTCCGTTACCAGTTGCCAATCATCGGCCAACAAATCCGATTGTCCTGGCAGCCAGTTGGTGATGACGTCGGTGTTGACCACGACAGCAATGAATTTATGATGACTGCCAGCGGTGGCGAGTATTAGGTGCGAGTTCACGGGCTGATTCCACCCGTCGCGCTTAATGCGTTTGCCGTTAAGCAGTTCTTCTAGCGCCTGTCCGAATCTCATTATCAAATCCCCATTGATCCGGCAATGATTACGGCGCCGATAAGCACAGCACGCGCCAGCTTTTCAGTTGGGCTTGAATCGGTGACGACACGACCGATTGCATTGCGGCTAATCCAATATCCAACCCAAGCCAACGTAGTAACGTGGCCGAGTTTGTAAGTGACGGTTTGAACGGCTGGGTAATCGTTGCCGATAACCGTTGCAAGTGCATACATGGCAAGGCCAGTAAGCAGCCAAGCAATCATGCGTAGCGTTCCGATTTGTTTGTTAGTTGTCATTGAGTGATCCTCGCGCGTTAGCGTCGATAGTATTGGCGGTTTGGCTATTTGATGTGCTTTCAGCAAGTAGCAGACGATCAGCAACCAAGGTGGCATAACCAGCAATATCAACCCAAGAATCAGCGTAATTAGGATCACCATTCACAATGCGTCCGAGTTTGTGAGCAATCATTTCGAGCGCTTCCGTTTGATCGTCTGACAGTAAATCTCTGCAATTAGCAAAGATTGTGCGTTTGATTTTTTGGGTAATGCGTGCGTGTTCGTCAAACGCTCCGTAACGCTTGCCGCGTTCGTTTAGCGTGTCGTGAATATCTGTCATAGCCTTCTCATGTTTGCAAAGATTCGCGCTAATAACAGCGCTGGGTTTTCTTTGGCCTCTGATTCCACCAACTTTCCCCAGCGAGCGGTAAATTTGCGCCCAGTGCGAGCGATCTTTTCCATGTTGAACAGCGCATTGAGCGCGTCAATCGTTTGGCGATACGTTAAGTCGGTCAGTTGCGCGATTTCGTGACCTGTGAGCGGTCGATTTTCACGATCGATCACGTCCAGAACGCGCTGGCGGTATGTTTGTGTTGATAAATGACGTTTGGCGAGCACACGACGGCTTGCCATTAGTCAAACAACGGTGGCGCGATCACTGGATCGACGCTTAGATAGCTGCACAACGCAACGCGAGCATCCTCAGCCGAGCGGCAAACAATGAAGCGCCAGCCCTGTTGCTGGTAATGGTCGCGCCATTCTTTCTGCTCAGGTGAGAGTGATCCGCTTGCCGATTTCATTTCAATCAGCAAACCTGGCTCATTGTGCAAGCTCTTAACCGGTAGTGTGAGATCAGGCACACCGCGTTTAGCACCAATGGCTTTCATCTGGGCGCCAACCAGCGCCGAGCGATTACCGCCGTTTGGACAGTGATAGAGCCAGCGCAAATCAGGCATGAGTGAACGGACAGACGCTTTGTGCGTCCATTTCACCAGCCTTGCTTGTTCGGCTTCTTCGTTGCGGTTAGTTGTGCGAGTTGTCATCAGGCTCCAGCCGAGTTGTAAACGGGGTTAGCGTTCAGTCAATCGGTCGGGCGCTGATTCGGTCTGTGATGGGGATCGTTCTTGCGTTCTTGCGGTCGTTCGTTCAGTCGTTGAGGAATTCTAAACCATCGACAATCCTTCATCAACTTTTTTCTAAAAAAACATTGAATTCTCGAAATTCTCCAAATCCCTCAAAATCCCTCGCGGCGTAAAACGCCGTTTTCGCTTGTATATCAAGCACTTAGTCGCGTTTTAGACAAAAATCCCTCAATCCCTCGTTTTCTCCATTCTCAAAAACACATACACGATTCAATTTTTTTAGAAAAAAGGGGGATGGTGCGAGAATTTGAGGGATTGAGGGATTGAGAGAGAGAGAAAAGAAAAAAAATAATAATTATCTTAATATTTCAATACCTTACAGACCACCACGCCTGCTTTTTCCTGTTCTCCAAATTTGAGGGATTTCGAGAATTTTGAGGACAAATAAAATATTACGCGACTAGAGCTGCAATTATTTTATTGACAAAAGTTGAAAAAGTTGAGAAACTCTCAATCACGGGCTAGGACGGCCAGTATTTAGAGAAAGGAAAAAATGACTGACTGAACGCGAGGTATCAAAATGAACACGAATAATAAAATCGGCATGGCCTGCTTATTGGCCGGAATCTTTTCACTGGGTTGGACATTCGGACAACCTTCTACCAATGCGTGCATGGCATTGGCCACCACCACCCTAGCCTGTTTGTGCTGGACAGCGTGGCAACTCTCCGAGGCAACGGCAAAGATCGTGCTTTGTTACGGTTTGGTTGTTGGCGTGTTTGCGTCGGCGATTGCTGGCTTTATCGGTTAAGGGGGTTGTGATGATTGCCGATTTAATCAATAACGCCCAACACTCAACCTTAAAAGACATTGCTGCTAGCTATAAAACCCACGACGACCTGACACGTTGGGTAAAGCATTGCTTTAGAGAGCTTGGCGTTGAGGATGCTCATCAATGCTGGAGCGAACAATTCTATGACCTTCAATTGTCAGCCAACAAGTATGAAGCGGCCATGAGTCGCATATTGGACGCTGCTTGTTCGCAGTGGAATGAAATCGCAGCGGCGGAGTAATGGCTATGTATGAACAATGTTTCTTTTCAAAATCGAAAAATGTCGTCGTTGACGGCTGTGTGAACGGTGTAGGTCTGTTTGGCGGTCGGTCGCTGGATCAATTGGCCTCTGACTATCCAGACATTGAGATAGTGGACGTTGAGGCGGCGGTTGAAATTATGGACGCAGCAAACCGTCGGCCCGTTAAGGAAACCACCAAGGAGCAATACTGGTACGCACTGGAAGTATTGCCGCCTCAGAACTGGAAACAAATTACAGGCGGTGATTATTTCCAAATGTGCGAATACTGGTCGGGTGACATCACCACCTACTATGCCCAATGGCATGACCGCTACTACACATGGATGGATAACGCATGGATGAAGCCAGCCGATGTGCTGGCTAAGTTGGCTGAGTTTGGTGGTGCCGCATGATGTACAACGGAATTGAGCTGGTAGACATTCCAAGCGGTATGGGCGGTCATTTTCCTGCTGCGATTGCAAATGACGAAGGTGACACGTTGAAAGTCATTTGTTTACATCCTGATTACTACAACAACTGGGTTTTGCAGGTTAAACGTAGTCAAGTTAAACCGTTTAGTTATCGATTGACTGATGACATGAAAAAAATAATAGACGAACGGTTTGTTAATGAACCCCCATAAACACCACTGGCTATTTTTAAGAATATCGGACGACAGTAGTGGCAATCGGTTTACTTTGTACCAATGCCGCCGCTGTTATCTGATTTGCCAAGTCCCCACTGAATTGATAGGTAATCGTTATGAAAACAAAAGACAGAATCGCCACTCATATAAATAGTAACGTGATTGGTCGCGTGAACGCTCAATGCAAAAGCATGGGGCTGAATGCCTCACAGATTAGCCGATGCGTAGCCGTGGCTTTGGATTCACTCGAACGCGGATATTCGGCTGTTAAATCGGTTGATAAGGCGCTGGTTAGGGCTAAGTCAATAAAGGGTGTGGCGGTATGAGTTGGTGCATAGATAATAGCTGTGGCACGACGTATAAAGAGATAATCACTAAGGTTGATGGGGGGGTGCTATGAAAGGCTTAATTTTTTTACTCTCAGTGGCCGCTTTGTCAGGATCAAAAGCGTTTGCAGGTGAGGCCGAATGTCTGCGTGACATTATGGCCGCCGAAGGTCGCACGTTTGATGGCGTGGTAACGGTTGGACAAGCTGCCGTTGAAAAAGCACACGATGAACGCTCTACCATCTGCGAAATGGGCGGGGTGCATCGTAAACACCCAATCAAGGAAATGACCGACTACTACCTAATGTTGGCTCGTCAGTTGATTGCTCACCCGTCACATTCAATGAGCAAAGGTTCAGATCATTGGAACAAAGGCACTAAGCCCCAGTTTGACGGCACAGTTAAACGTCACACAGACGGACAGGTATTTTATGTGTTGGCGCCAAGGGGGGAGAAATGAGTAAGCATACAAAAGGGCCTTGGGAAGTTACGCCAAACGCAAGAGGAGGATTTACGATACAAAGCGGAGATGGATTAACTG